GAGTCGGGCACAACTGATGACCAGGATTTGTATGGTGTGCCCACACCAACTGGTGTGGGCACGATAGTCGGTGTTCAACACAACATTGTATGTCGCAAAACCGATGCGACAGATTTTGATATCAAGCCCGTGTGTAAGAGCGGCGCAACCGAGAGTGTTGATTCTGCGCAAACGGTCAACAGCACGAGCTATGACAACAAACGTCGCATACTAGAAGCTGATCCAGACACAGCTTCAGCTTGGGATGCTGCCGGTCTAGGGACCGCCCAATTTGGATACAGAGTGGGTTAATGCTTCGTTGTACGCAAACTTACATCTCGGTCCTTGGACGAGACATTGGTGCCACAAGAGTCACACAGACTTATGTGTCGCTTCTATGTAAGAATTCGTATGATACGCTGAGCACATCAGTCTTAGAACCGTCCCAAGAGGCCGTTGCTAGCCTCTCTGGCGTCCATGACGTCTCGGCACTGTCCGTCCTTAATATCACCAGCATAGGCAATATTGTTATGGCTTTGAGAAGCACGCAAACTTACGTGTCTGTGCTTGGTAGAGATGACGGGGTATTACGTGCTACACAGACATATGTCTCTATTCTGTGTGTAGACGACTCTGGTGGTTCCGAGCACAATGAAGCTGCAACGTCAACGCTCACCCTGACGCAGGACTCCCTGTCTGGTCTATACTCCAGAGACGCGGAATCCACGTTATCACTTACTTCGGAGGCAACTGCCCCGAAGATTTATAATGCTGTAGCCGAGTCGACTCTTGCGATAATCTCCACGTCAGTGGGCGAACCGCCCCATGATCGAAGTGCTAGTGACACATTAGAACTGACTCAGGACGCATTGTCTGGTATTTACTTTGCTTCAGCAGAAGATTCACTCTTACTGGCAGACGTTGGCCGACAGACAGAAGAATACTCGTCAACCTCGCAGTCAACATTGGTGTTGACTGATTCAGTGTCAACACTGCCAACAGGCCGTGTGGATGCCACCAATCCATTGTTTTTGGTTCAAGATGCTGATAACAATATCAAGGTTAGGTTTCTAACAGACTCGTTATCTCTTGTTAGTGCTGCGACCGCCTTTACGGTAAAGCAAGCTAGCAACACGATTGAGCTTGTCGACGGGGCGGTGCAAGGAATCATCTCCTTCACTGTAACCGATACTCTTGAACTCGTAAGCTCGGCTAAGAATGCGTTCATCCGGCTGTTCACCGAGGATCAGACATTAACATTGTCTGATTCTGCTCGGTCCAGCATCCGGATGCTGAGTGCGTCTGACGCTATCGAAGTGACGGACACCCTTGTGGTCATCCGACCTTGGTACGTGTCCGCTACAGACGAATTGCTGTCTATTGAGCAGGTCTACGATCTAGACACTGACTCGCTTATAGACGTAGTGACTGGCCTAGACCAAGCTGCGTCCGCGACAGTGTTTGGCCCACGTTCGGGATCAAACATCATATCGTTTGCTCAAACCGCTATTGGCTCCCATGTTAGAGCCGATGGAATCTCGGTTGAGGCTGTCGACGAGCTTGCGTTAGACGACGTAGCTCAACTTAGCATCACGGCTGATGCTAACAACGACCTTGCCGTTACGCAAACTGCCAGCGGTAACACTTCAAGGCCAGCCTCCAATACGCTGTCGTCGCTTAACTCGATCGCCTCCTTTGTTATTGTTCGTGGCGTAGCTAGTGGTGACACGATACTCATCAAGCACGCGGTGGCGTTTGTCCTAGAAAAGGATGATACGCTCTGTTCATACTCTCCGTTCGTCGGAGATAGTAGTGATCCAGATGCCCCGACACCGCCGCCTTCAACTTACACTGCGGCCCAGGGGACGCCCGGCTTTCGGCTTCAGTACCCGGCTACGGGTTCTGTGACTGATGAATTGATTCTGCGAGCGCCAAATCTAGGTAACGTTGATCGGATCGCCGCTACGCGGATCAATCGCGAAACGCGCGGCGGAACGTTGATCGTGTATGCAGACCCGATCTGGCCGAAGGTAGAAACATTAGTTCTGTCCTTCAGCGGTTTGACCGAATCAGAAGCTCAAGACCTTCTGACCTTCATGGAAGAGCACATCGGAGAAGACATCAAGCTTATTGATTGGGAGAATCGGTTGTGGGCGGGGGTTCTGTCTAATATCCAAGACCCCATTGTTCAGGATGGTCGTGGATGCCAGTATACAGCCAGCTTTGAATTTGAGGGAACTAAGGTCTAACCATGATTAAATTGGAAGCACCATACCCATCAATTCAGACTATCTCATTATTGCCAAACCCCGATCTCGGTGATGCAGAAAGCTTGACGGCTTCTGTAACGCTAAAGCGGGCAACAGACGGAACGCTTTATTCATATGTCAAAAGGAAAGGCGGGAGGCGGAAGAGCACTTGGACTCTACGACTGGTTCGCCCGAAAGCGTTGGAACTACGAGCGTTCTTCCTGTCTTATGCATCCAGCGTCATCAGGGTAACAGACCATAAGGAAAGGGTGTGGATCGGACATTTCACGAACAACCCAGTGGAATTCGACACACCAGTACGCGCTGCTCCGGGGTTTGGCGACCTCCGTGGGGAGCTTCAGACTATTACACTTGAGTTCGAGGGAGTTGAACAATGAGGAACATTTCCTCTGCCGGTTTAGACGCAATCGCACAGAAGCGAGGCACAGAGCCTTTGCTAATCATTGAAGTTGAATGGGCGGATGGTGTAGCAACATCCTACGCCGATCGAACGATAGGGGACATCCAAGGTAAGATTCTACAGGTCGGCAACCTGAGCAATGTCGTTGACGTTGTGAACTCGAATAACTCGCAGGAATTAAGCATTATCCTCGATGATACAGATGGAACAATCAAAGGCATCTTTGACTCACAAGACGTACATCAGAGGACAGTTCGTGTTTATCAGTGGTTCCACGGGTTGGATATTGCAGACAAGTTCCTGCTGTTTTCCGGAAAGGTCAGTAGCCCAGTCTCGTGGTCAGAATCCGACCGAACGTTCTCATTCTCAATTGTGTCGCAAATCGAAGACAAAGAATTCGGGTTCTCGGCAGAAGAAGGTGAATTCCCCTTCGTTCCGAAAGACCTAGTTGGAAAACCCTGGCCTGTAATCTTCGGCCTATGCCTTGATGTTCCAGCACTACAAGTTAATAAAGCTGTTTCTGGTTCTACTCTTTGTGGTGTTGGCATCTTGTCTGGTGAGGCGTTACACAATGCTGTCGACTCTGGCGGCACGGACTGTTCGCTTGGAACGTCGTTGGCAATGATGCAGCAGCAGATCAGTTTTTTGAATGTCTGTGCCAATGTGTGGTCGGGGGTGGATAATGCTAAAGCGGACGAACTGATTTCTCAGGCCAACGACATCCGAGCTTCGTTGACGGCCTCGGTCAACAGCAAAGCACTGCAATTAATCTGTGCTGCACAACAGCGTGCGAAGAAGGTGAACGACGCCAAAAACAACGGTCTTGGGTGCAACCCAGTGCGTATACTGGGTGGCGAGGATTTTCCCCAGAACACCACGCTCACCCTCAATATAAATGGGGGCATTTTCGTAGGGCATATGAATGGTGACGTATTCACCATAACGTCTCGACGACACGCGGAGAATGATGCGAAGGCAGAAAGCTTATTCGATGGTATAGAAGCTTCGCAATGCGAGACGCCAACACCGTTATCGAAGTTTGATTTCCAGATGGTCGTCCCACCTGGGCGAGGCGATAACAGCGGGTCGACGATTCGCCGACACGGATTTGTGATCTGCAACACTCCGCAGAAGTCTCGCCCGAGTACGCCACAGGTCGCCCAACACTTTTGGGCAGATGCCGGTAGCCGAGTGGTTTTGGGTCAAGACGAGCCAATAACATACATCGCCTCAATCACACCGGGCACAGTGCTGGCTGTTAAGGCGTTTAAGACCTTAAACGGTGAACGTAAGCTAGTCAATGTCCCAAATGATCTGTGGGTGCAGCAGCAAACAGTCTACGGTACGATAACCGCACAGGAAGTCGTTCTTGATAAGCCGCTGTCGTCGATCGTGGATCAGGGGTGGGAAGATGACATTTACGTTACGTTCGACTCCACTATCGGTCCGGATACAGTCGAGATTCTCGAATGGATTATCGACAACTACACCGATCTCGATTACGACACGACCAGTTTTGACTCGGTACGAGTCAAACTTGAACCATTCCCATCTAACTTTCCAGTATTAGATCGTCGGAATACGGTTGACTTGATCCGGGACATTGCCTTTCAAGCACGTTGCGCGGTGTGGCTGTCGAATGGCGTGTTTTTCTTGAAGTACCTTCCGGAGGAGCCAGACTCAGACGCGACTATAACGGTATCCGACATCGAGCCGGGTACAGTTGAAGTGGGGCTTACCGCGACCGAAGACATCGTGACGAAGATGGTGGTCACTTGGCACTTAAGCTGGGCCGATGAGAAACCACCCACAATCGTGCTCAGGAACAACGAGGATAAGTATGGGGTGAAGAAGGGCGACTTTGACTGGTTCATCTACAACCAGCCAGATATCGTTCTAAAGGCGGCCACATTCTGGTTGATCCGTAAGTCAAATACTTGGAAGAGGATGCGTTTTAGCTCGTTTCTTAATCTCTTAAACATCGAGACGTTTGACACTGTGACCTTGGACGTTCCGGGGTACGTGGCATCGTCGGCGGTCAAAGCGGTTGTTGAACAAGCGGACTATGACTCTGACAATAATACCATTTCATTTGAGTGTTTAGTACCAGTTCGCGTTGGGACGCTGACCAAGTATAAGTTCTTTTGGCCCTCCGCGCTAACTGTAACTGACACGTATCCACCACCTGATGAACCACCACCATCAAATGGTGTCGTCGGCGAGCTTCCGATTGGTTTCACCGGGGGAATAGGCGATGGTGGGACCGTGTTTGTCGGGGGACCCAACGTCGTGTTCAGACCCCGCTCAGGCCGTGGCGATCGAACACCGGGTGACTCTGGGTTCGTTGCGCAGACGATTATTCCGGGGACAGTGTTTGCCAATGTCCAATCGTCTTTGAATCCGAATCCCGATTTGACTCTCACTTATGTCGATCCATTACCGCCCAACCAAACGGCTACCATGCCGGCTGGGCCTCTGGTCATCGACATCAGGACAACCAAGATCATTGACAGCGATAACGACAGTCAGCAAGCAATTCTTGCGGACATCCTTCGCATTCGTTCGGACGAAATTGTGATCCGCACGCAGTCTCAGTTCTATGATGGCGATAACCAAGCAGAATTCGCCTTCGAGTTTGATGACGAAGAAAGCAAATTTGGCGCAGACATCGCTTACCTGGGACCATAGTCAATGAGACGAGTACCACATGAGGGTATCGACCACTTCTTCATGCATAGCATCCACCTTGAAAGCCGAACGATATACATTGGAGACGGGAGCAACGGAGAGATCGACTCTGATGTTGCTAAGATGGCAATCAAAGGGCTGCACATCTTGACGAATGTCAATGCCGAAACACCCATTACGCTGTACATCAACAGTATTGGTGGGTGCTGGTTCTCTGGCATGGCAGTGTACGACATGATAAGATCATGCCCGTGCGAGGTCACTGCCTACGTGTTAGGCTCTGCCATGAGCATGGGATCAATAATCCTACAGGCAGCAGACAAGCGAGTGATCTACCCCAGTGCTACTATCATGGTCCACGACGGGTATGAGTCAAGCGCCGAAGTCACGCCACAGACGTTTGAGAATTGGGCCGAACACAGCAAGAAGACTCGCGCCAAGATGTATAAGATATACTCTGAGCGGTCAGGTCGGCCAATAAGCTTTTGGCGTAGAAAGTGTGCCGCAGATACAATCCTATCTGCGGCAGAAGCAAAGACCTTTGGTCTCGTCGATTCCATTCAAGGCGAATAACAATGACCCCGCAGCTACTCTGGTGGCTGCGGGGTTTTTTCGTTGGATCGCAGATGGCACATATTACACTCTGTGGTGCTAACCTTTTTTAGATAGTGTTCACACTTGGGTTGGTCACACATATGTATGATAGACAACCCCCCTGTTTTAAGATCATTGCCCACGCCAAGCATGCGCGTATCACACATCTGTAGCATCGGACGCATTATCCAACGGTCCTCAGAGTCCCTTAGGTAGCCCGCTATATCAGATGGCTCAGAATTATCAGGGTCAAATACTAACGAACCATCATCGCCAATTGACTTAACTTTGCTTCCGTCAGACAGAGACAACGACGGCAATGCAGTTCTCAACTGAGTGACTTCGCCTTTTACGGTATGGGCCACCGCTATTGGAATGCTATTTGTAATCTGTTGAATAACATTATTGATATCATTCTCTGGTATTACTTTTCGGTTACAACAACTCATATTGTGTCTCCTGTGTCTCCTGTGTCTCCTGTGTTAAAGCCAACACTAATTGCAGTCCGTAGCCTCGTTGTTAAGCGGGCAGGCTTCTTCTTCACTCGGAGAGATGTTGATCTCTATGTTGTCTATGCTGAAGATTGATTCCTGGTCCGACTTAGTGCTGTTGGCAAACTCTTCGACGGCTTGTAGAACTATTAGTTCTGCGGCTGACATGGCCTCTTCTTCTGTGCCATCGAAGGGGAATTGCAATTCCTCTATGCATACCAACTGCGTGCGAAAAGTTGTGTGTTCCACTAGATAAGGGTCACAGTTTTCATGGAACTCAGGGGGTGCGCCACCAGGAGGCCAATTAAGTGCCATAACAGCACATATCTGTCCGTTTTCGGAGTCATCATAAGTTGTAAACGTCGTTTTAAGAATCACCCTCGCATTTGCGTTGCCCAACCAACAATTATCCTCCTCACAACACCCTCTATCAATCGCCTCTTTCAAGCGTGTGAGTACGAGATCACTCCACCTTCGTTTCGTGATTCGTTCGTCAAACTCTGCGTCAAACAGGTCGGCATTGTCAGGACATATCTCGATCAGTGAGTCCTTCATGGCAGTCACGTCATCATTGGATGACCATCTGTGATGCTCGCCCGCTTCCTCGACTTTAGTACCTGCCTCGCACTCGTCAACTAGGGAATTATGAGGGATAACATATTCTTCATTCCATTCCTGTTTTGTGAATTTGTCGCCTTCGGCCATTAGAACTGCCTCATCGTTACAAGTCGACGGTACACTTCCGCTTCCGCTAGGCAGTCGTGCAAAGCATCGTGTGGGTGGTCGTTTACCACACCTAGGGTTTGACACAATGCCGTCAACGAGACTTTCTGAAATGGGGGTATCTCTCCCCGGAACACATACTCATCGTTTAAGAACAGTGCCGAACTCATCGAGTCGCGTGCAAGGAAATGGAATATATTTGATACAAGAGACTGTCCCATCCAGCTATCCAAGAAGCCACGCTCGAACGACCAGTTCTGTGCTAATGGGATCAGTCGTTTGTCAACCGGGAGGTCAAGACTTTCAAACCATTCAACAAGTAGATCAGCAACTCGGCCGGGAGATGGCGCAGTACGAAACAGTTCGTTCACGTCGAGACCGTGAACTTTTGTTGCTTGCTTCTCTTCGCGATCTGGATGAAGTGGTGCGATGTATCGGTTGAACGGCCGTACACCGGGCAGTGGTCTTAGATCGGAGTTTAGTGGGACGACTGCAATTTGGATTATCTCGTGGAATCCCGCTCTCGATCCTGTTGTTTCAACATCGACGGCCGCAAGAACATTCCCTCTCACATGAGGGAGTGTTGAATAGACTGTTGTCATGCTGCCTGCCTTTCAGCGGCTTCGATTGCGAGACGCTCAACTTCGTACCCCCACTGTTTTTCTGATTCATCTTGGACAATAGGTTTCCCCTGTTTTATGAGACTTGACACTTCTTGAGCGTCAAGTCTAAGATTGTGAATGTCACCGTCGGCCCCTAAAACCATATCCCATCCACGATAGTCTAGCAGCGCCCGATCCGATACAGTGTTTCTGGGCGCAAAGCCTGGACGAACAACCTTGATTAGCGTGGCACCAAGATCACGAAGTGCGTTGACCTCATTAGGGAAGCGAACATCCGGAATAACGACGTACTCAACCCCATGATTCGTTTTCAGCACATAGTCGATCCATGTGTTCTGATAGACGTGCTCTCGAAAGCACGGGGTGCCTACTTTCACCCAAAGATCAACCGGCGTCATTCCAAGTTCAGGAATAATCATGTCTCGGTACTTCTCGCCTTCCGGTGTGTCGTAGAATATCGCGTCTCTAACGCCAGCCCAGGCATAAAGCTGATGGCAGATGTCTTTCAACTTCCAAGCGAAAGAAATCTTCTTAGCGATTGGAATATCCGAGTAGCTGTTTAGATAGTTGATGGCCGCGTCCGCGAATGTATCCTTGCCAGTGCGAGAGTAGCTACCAAGACCGATTATCTTCATGCAATCTCCAAGTCAGTGCAAAGGATGGCATTTCCGTTTATGCGTTTCTTAAAAGCAACCATCTTGGTGGCCATGTTATTCAATGGTTCTATTACATGAGGGTTGAACGCTAGTATGTCCCCGCTCAGAAGGTCGATCATTTCGATCTCCTCACCGAGATGTCTAAGGAACGCCCCAAGTGTCAACGGTACTTTTGTGATAGTTTTAATTGTCCCGTCGACAAGAAGCAATGATGCCATCTCTACGATGCCTTCCTGATGATCTTTCCATCTTTCACCACGAAGGGAGCAATATCCGATTTTACTTCACTAGCCCCCCAAGCACAGTTGACTAAGAACGTCTTGTTCCCGGTGCCCGTACCTGTTTGGAATTTCAACGGTAACGCGCGTGTTGTCTTGATCCTGGTCCAAAGATGCTTGTCCTCGACCGGGAGCCATTCCTGGAAGCAAGCATATAGATCAGCAAACGGAATTAGCGATCCAGGAACATATTGCACATACTCTGAAAGGAACGCTTCCATCGCAGAGCGGTTCTTCTCGGCCGCCTTCTTCTTGTGCTCTGTTGCGACCATTGGGATTCGTAGGCGACCTGTGTACGGCGGAAGTTCTATATCGAGCAGTGTCCGCATGAAGTGAGGGGCTTCCTCTTCCAATCGCTGCATCAAAAGCTTCTTTGGTATTTCTCGGTCGTGGTCGAGATCGGCAACGTGAATCATTGTGATCCGGGTGTCGCCCTCGAACACCGGACACGCTTCTGCGTGATTACTACACTGAAACCAGTGCGTCATGTTGTCCAGCATGTATGAGTCAGTTCGCATCCGGCGGATGCTAAGCTTCCTTGCGGTGACGGCTTCCTTGATCTTCGCCAATGCCCCAGGTGTTTTAGAGATGTCTTTTTCTTCGACGACACAGAGGATTGCGCCCGCCAACTCACCGTTGAAGTCGGATTGATTCGTCAGCGACCGATCTGCCTTGACCACGCCAGATGTTACCAGCAACTCGAAGGCTTCGTGTAGTGTTGATTTGCCGTTGTCCTCTGAGCCAAAGAGGAAGATGTATGGAGTTGGTTCGGACGGCTCAGTGAGAATCGAGGCAAAGATAGCACAGAGGTAGTCCGCACCAGTCTTTATATTGGCCTGTTGTGCCCAATCAAGTTCTTTGAGGTACTGAGTAAGGTCGTCGCCGATGTGGTCGAATACCATGTCCCAGTGCGGGTGCATACTGTAGTCACCATCATTCCTCGGCGATGGCTGGAACCGATACTGCGGAGCCTTGTAATTCCACTGTCTGTTACCTGGATACTCGGGCTGGAAAGGAAGCATTACCAGCTTCCAGGGCCGGGCTGATAAACCCCCCATGATCTCTTCAGCTTCGGGTTTTGAGTGTCCTAGGAACTGCAAATGCATCTTGACTTCTGAGGCGGGTTTCTTTGTCCATTCTTGGTCCCGCTTTTGGAGTGACCACCCAGCGGATTCGCCAGCTATTGTCTCAAGGCAGCGAAGAATCGCGTCGTAATCCGTTACTTCGACTTTGGTCGGTTGGGTGGTGACATTAAAAACCTGTGTCCAAGCAGTTTTCTTGTCCGACGAGTTCCAGTTCGTCATGCCTTTCCGCTCGTCGTCAGCTTGTTTGTCAATCTCGATTGCGAGTTTTCCTTCTCTCGATTTCTTGACAACCGCCTTGCGTTCCTTTAGGTGGTCTTCAACAGAGACAGTTGCCTCAGGATTTATCAGCTTGGCGACTTCTATCGCGTGCGACAGGGTGTCAAACTCAAACCCCCCTTTGCAAAGCTCTCGGCCGCCAAGTGATCGAGCCGCTACCTCGAATGTGGCACGAACGTTGAACCAGCATGTTGTCCAACCCTGACCGTCCTGTTCCCAAGTCGGAGACTCGGAGGCACCAGGACCAAACCTGAAGAACTTCCAACCACCGTGGTCCAACGGAAATCCAAAGCAGTTTGGCGTACCGAGATCAGTTCCTCGCGAATTTGTCTGAAACACACCGTGTAGGCCGAGTTCCTCTTTATGGTCCATCAGCTTGGCTAATCCCGTCGTGTGGGTTTGAAGCAGATGGTGGTCCGCCACCCAATTTACGACGACGCCGGTCTTAACCAATTCGTCTTGGATCATCTTGTGCGTGGCATCAATCGGCACTCGCCGGTGAGCACTCGCCAACTGATCGAACATGTCTTCTTCGGTATCCGAGATTCCACCGACTTTCACCTTAGTTCGACGGCGACTGACTACTTCGATGTGATCTCGCCAGTTTTCCGGAAGTGCGGTAAACGCTTCGGTGGACGCCTTCAGCAACTCCAAGCCTTTATTCGCTTGGCTAGACTTGCGATGCCACAACCACATGTTGCCACCGCAAGAGTCAATCTGCGCACTGAAGTCGAACCCTGCATCTCGGCTCATTTCCCCAAGAACACAACGGGCCAAAGCCATGTGTTCTGTGTGATTCTGGATGGGGATAGCGTTTAGTAGAACATAGAGATGGAGACCAGCGCCACCAGTAGATCGACGAGCTTCGACGTAAGGTAGAGCTTTGGCAGCTTCTCTGACTCGTTCGAGATCATCCTTTGACACACCGACCCCTGCGGCGTGGCCGGCAATGTCGTCGAAGTCAAAGCCAACCCAACGCGATATCTTGTTCTTCCAATCCCAGCCTGTGCTTCCTATCCCATCACAATGTAGATCAAGTGGGAAGTCGATCTCGTAATCACGAAACCATGCTTCGCTGTAAGCGTCACGAGGAATGCGATAGCTAAACCACTGGTGTATTCCGTCCGTGTACGTGGATCGCTTCCCGTTTACAGGTTCGCCTTTACCACTAGAGACGTTGACTTGTGTCTCCATGTCGCAGCCATAGGACAAGTAACGAGCCAGCAAGTCTGGTCCGTTATGCTCGCCTTTATTCAGCTTCGCATTTAAGAAGCTGATGACTGAACTAACCGCCGTTGGCATTTAGTTACTCTACGTGTTTGTAAGCTCGTCTGTTCCGTATAGCCACAACCCACAAAGGGCTACACCCTAACTCCTTCGCCCATACTCTTGCCCGCTTTCGCCTCATGCTTCGTATGTCTCGGACAATATCGTCCGTGATATTGAGGGTCTTGTTTGGTGTACCTACACCGCACCGACCTTTTGCCTTCTTATCCTCCATGTTTTGCTTCGGTGTGCCGAGCCATAGATGCTCGGGATTGACGCATAGTTTGTTGTCACATGTATGGCACACATAGAGACCATGTGTGAATGGGCCATTTGCCAAAACAAATGACACGATATGCGATGGGCCAATCCCCGCGTTTCCGTACCCGTTGTCAAAGGCATCGCCTGTCCAAATACGACATCCGTCTGTGTTGCTCTGAGCGATTAACGACTCAAAGAGGTCGCGGGCCTTCTGATTTCTCAGGATGTACTTCTTCATGTGTCCTCGCTAAGAGTATGTGCGGATGCTCGGTGTAAATTCCGAAAACGCCGGTTTCAGTTACCGAATGAGTGCATAAGTTGTGCCATTTGTCGTCGTCGTCCGGCCGTAACTGGCGTTACCGTCTCAGGTTAGTACTTATTGATATGAAGTTAGTTAGTTAGTTCAGTTCTAACACATCATAAAAGGAAGTTGGCAAATGACCATGTATGGAGAAGCGGGCGGGGCAGACTAATAACTAATTACCGACTCTAACGGTCACACCTCCTGTACCGTTTGTAACGGAAGACTATCTAATTCGTAGATAGTTGACCCTTCTCGGAATTTGTCCCACTTTTCCGCACATACTCTTAGCGACGGAAAGGACGCAATCGTGGAACACGACATTCAACTGATCCCGATTGGTGAGGTTCACGAACCGTTCATAGTTCTCCGACCAGTCATTCGAGACACAGGCCACTACTTAGACCTCGAATCGAACATCAGAGAGAACGGCCTATTTGATTCAATCTGTGTCAGACCTGACCCAAGAAGGGCCGGGTACGAAGTCGTAGACGGGCTTCACAGACTCGACATTTGTAATGGTCTTGGCTACGAGAAGATTCCGGCAATCATCAAACATGGGATGAGTGATACGGAGTTGATGGCAGCGCAGATTGCTGCTAACGAAGCTCGGATACCATCAACACGTATTGAGTTCGCAAGACATCTGAGACGCCTGGAAGAGGAAATCCCAGACGCAACGCTAAACGATCTTGCCTACATGGTAGGTCGCTCACTGACATGGGTTAAAGACCAACTCGAACTTCTTTGGATCAAACCGGAGTATCTCAAGTACGTCGATCGCGGAGACATGCCGGCAGGGAACGCATACCTGTTTGCCAAGATTCCTAGATCATTACAAGAAGAACATCTTGACAAGGCATTAACGTGGCCCAAGCGAGACTTCCAACCGTTAGTTGCACAAATCGTTAAGAAGACGTTCGAGGAGTGGAGGCAAGGAAAGCTTGAGAAGCTTTACATTGAAGAATTCGTTCCACATCCTTATCTTCGCTCGCTCAAACAGGTGACGAATGAGATTCAGTCAGGTAAGAATGCCGTCATACTCCTTTCTAAGAGCAACGCAAAGACATCCTACGACGGTTGGATGGCGTGCCTTGAATGGATAACAAACATGGATGAGGCCAGCAAGGCAAAACGAATACGAGATATGCAAAAGAAACGACGAACACATGCACAAGAAAGGATCGACGCCGATGCGCAAGAACTAGACCAATCTTCTGAGCACGACGCTTAGCTCACCACTTCTTTTCTTTCTTCTTTTCTTTCATTGAGGTAACTCTGTGTCTAGCAATGCGCTCATTCCTCTCGATTTGAACCAACTCCCCTCCACGCAAGTCGGGACCGACGACATGTTCGCCGATCTCGCAAAGAGTCAACAGTTTCTTGGACGCCTACAACTCTACACCAAGGGCGCTGCCGTCAATAAGCGGCTCGTGGCCCCTGGCGAGTACGGCATCCCTGAGAGCGGTGACGAAATAACCCGGCTCGGAGATTCTGTTGACGTGATTGTTCTCGCCCGACGTCCGAAAGCTCTTGATATGGGCGACAAGGACGCGATCATCAGCAACTACGATCCGGAGACGGATCAGTTCAAGGATATTGCCAACCGTTCTGGTAAACCGAATTCCGGGTGCATGTATGGGCCGAGTTTCCTGGTCTTTGAACGCACAACGGGTCGGTTCTTGGAGTTCTTTTGCGGAACCAAGTCTTCGCGATCGGAGGCGGGGAAAATCTACCCGTTCCTCCCACTATCGAAGACGGACATCGAGCGCAAGGCTGCGGCAGGCGTTGATGTCTCCAAGATGGAAGAGCATGGTCCTCTAGCGATGACCATGAAGTCTCGTTTGGCAGAAGCCAAGGACTTCTCGTGGCATGTCCCGGTGATCCTTCCGTGTTCGACACCGTTCAACAAACTTCCTAAGCCGGAAGTCGTTATCGCAGAAATCACCAAGTTTCTGAAAGTCAAGGCTGAGGGCGGCGAGAAGGTGGACGAGTCGACCGTCAAACAACGGCGTGCCCGCTAAGTAAGTGCGTCGGTAAGTAAGTGTGCAAGTCCTACCGGGGCGTTATCGCCTCGGTAGGTTGTTTCTCCTGGTACTGCTAATGAATGTAGATGCCCTGTTAATCACGAAACCCGCGATTGATTTCAAGAACTTACTTACGATCTCACATCAAGCGCTGGGATTCTCTCCGGCAGCGAAATCGGATTCTTCTCGACGTGACCTCTCCGATTCTGAGAGATACCTATCCTGCTTGGCCGCCATGAGTGACCCGGAAGCGCCGGTCGGCTTAGCTTCTCATCTTCTTACTCACATCTCCTTTTCTGTGCTCATAGCTGTTGAGCAGTTTGATCTTTTGGAAGTCATAAAGACCTGCGGCGGGATGCCGGTCGTACCTGTGGAATCACGTTTCAGGAATCTCTATTTGGCGGTACTTCACGGAAACCTTCAGCAGTGGAAAGACGCTGTGATTGCTGGTTGCCGTCTGTATAGCGAAGAGGTTCGTGAATTGTTCTGCAAGATCATGGGTCAGTTTGAGTCAAATGGAGTTAGCGTGTGGAATGACTTCAACAAGAGATACGACACTGACAACGCTACATTCTATCTCGAACATCGCAAATGATTACTGATATCAAGCTGATTACTGAAACAAAGTCGGGAACGCTCGTGAAGGTTCCTGCAACTGTTGAGTACAAAGATGGGCGAATCTTCTTCCGTAAATCGCCGTTTGCTTTGAAAGATGAAATCAAAGCAATGCGAGGCAGTAAGTGGCACGGTTTCGACGAGAAGCCACTTAAGGTTTGGTCAATTGAAGACTGTCAACGAAACAGGTTTCAACTCGAATACATGCAGGGCGAAAACCCATACGAATGGTTCGATCAAGAGTTAAAAGTACATGAGTATACACGCCCGTTGATGGTCCATCAGAAGTTCATGTCTGACTGTGGACTCACGTACCGCTTTCAAATTTGGGCAGCGGAAATGGGAGTGGGGAAAAGTTTGTCCGCAATCAGTGTAATGGAGATGTCTGGTGTCCAGGAGTGGGTTTGGGCCGGACCCAAGTCTGCCCTGGCCGCGGTAAAACGCGAGTTCGTTAAATGGGGACTCGACCCCAACATCAAGATCGAGTTGCTGACCTACGATGGTCTGGCTCGGATGATGGACGACTGGCCTGTAGACAAGAAGCCACCAGCAGGTCTCATTTGCGACGAATCAAGCTTTCTAAAGAATTGTACAAGCCAACGATCAAGAGCCGCCCAAAAGTTGGCGGACTTGATCCGGTTTCATTACCGGTACGACGGATACGTGATCCTGATGTCAGGTACTCCGTCCCCGAAGACACCCGTGGATTGGTGGTCGCCGGCTGAAATTACGTGGCCCGGCTTCCTCCGGGAAGGTAGCCCCAAGGCACTCGAACAGCGACTCGCGTTCCTGACGAAGCAGCAGTTTGACGCAGGTGTGTTCTCAAAGCGAATTGGCTGGAAGGATGACGAACGAAAATGCTCAGTATGTGGCCTGACTGATGAAGACGGAAACCACAATCTAATGGCCGTTGAGGACGGTGTTGCTGACGCCGAGGAATACCACACGTTCACCCCCAGTAAGAATGAAGTCGCATTCTTGTTTGAGCGGCTAAAGGGACTCGTCCTTGTTCAACACAAGAAGGACTGCCTCGATCTACCTGATAAGCGATACCGAAAGATCGTCTGCAAGCCGACAAGTTCTGTGCTTCGAGTTGCCAAAGCTATTGCCGACTCGGCTACGATGGCGGCGCACGGATTTACGCTTCTCCGCGAACTGTCCGACGGCTTTCAATACCGAGACGTCAAGGACGGAATGACTCGATGCACGCACTGCGAAGGCAGCAAAGTTGTTGCTGAGTGGTTTGATCCGGAAGACGCCGAGCGAGTGTTCTCGTCTATCGACATGATGAGCGACGAAGTAACGTCAACGCTTGAAAAGCGAGAAGTCTCCTGCCCTCGATGTAAGGGCACAGGCGAAGTCGACAAGATGATCCGTGTGACCAAGGAAGTTCCCTGTCCAAAGGAGAAGGCCATCGTCCAGCTTCTAGAAGAGAATGAGGAGCAAGGCCGATTGGTGATTTTTGCTGGCTTCACCGGTTCTGTAGATCGGTGTGTGAACACCTGTCTGAAAAACAACTGGGATGTGGTTCGGCTCGACGGTCGTGGCTTTGCTGTGTTTCAGGTTCGGACAGAGGACGGAACCTGGACTCAATTGCCTCGCGAAGATGGGCTGGCGTACTGGGCAAACATGGACCATGCACGTGTCGCATTCGTCTCACACCCTGAATCGGGCGGTATGGGTCTTACATTGACTGAGGCCCACATGGCGTGCTTTTACAGCAACAGTTTCAAGCCTCATTGCCGAGTCCAGGCTGAGGATCGAATTCACCGAACAGGCATGGATGTGAACAAGGGGGCAGTAATTGTCGACCTGATTCACCTTCCGTCCGATGATCGGACTCTAAATGTCATTCGAGAGAATCGTGAACTCGAACTGATGACGATGGGCGACCTAATGGTGGGTGTCGCCTGGGAAGAAGACCAAGATATCGCCGACGCGGAACTTCTTGAAGCCGCTTAACCCTAACTGTAACAGCAAATGAAACTGACTGAAAAGCAAGTTGTCAAGATCAAGACCGATCTCGCTTTAGGCAACTCCCAACCGAGCATTGCCAAAAAATTCTCGATCTCCCGATCTACAGTATCAGACATCGCCACCGGGCGTATTCATAAGAATGTTCCTTGGCCGGACGAACCACCAGTAAAGAAGTCGGGTGGTCAGCGAAAGAAGCCACCGACCTTTGATCCAAATGATACGAGAATCCACGAACTGGAATCCGAGGTTCTTCACCTTCGAGATGAGCGGGATCACGCCCGACGCTCCGCTAAGTCCACAGCTAAGCAGTACGGCCTGTTCAAAGCAATCGTCGGCGAGATGGATGGTCGCATTGCGCCGTTCAAGGCATTGCCTTCGCATGTGATCCGGCAGAAGACCAAGGGCACGATTGAAGAACATGTAGTCATGCACTTGTCGGACGGGCACCACGATCAAATCGTCAGCCCTGAAGAGTGTGCTGGGCTGGAGAATTACAACTTTCCCATCTCCTGTCGGCGAGCCGAGAAGTACGTTGATACGGTCATCGACTGGACGCAGAACACTCTCGCGCCGAGATTCAAGTTTGGTGTTCTCACCGTCCTGGCTTATGGGGACCACACAAGTGGCGAGATTCACGGACACACGAGTCGAAGCTACTTTCGGAACCAGTTCAAGAACTGCTTCGCGATCGGGCAGCTTCACGCATTGATGTACCGAGACTTGGCCCCATACTTCGATTCGATCAACGTTGTCTACCTTCCCGGCAATCACGGGCGTAGGACACCGAAGAAGGACTTCCACGGCGCACACGATAACTGGGATTACTTGGTAGCCGAGATTGCTCGTCTTCATTGCTCCGACATCCCAAATGTTGGCTTCCTTATCCCTGATGCATTTAGCGTCAACATCGACATCAACGGCGTGGGGTTCAATTTGAGCCACGGCGATGATGTGCGTGGGAATCAAGGTGTCCCATTCTATGCAATGATGCGAAGACAGAAGGGATTGATCGCACTCGGCGCGGCCCAGGGCGGGCCTCGCATTAGGTACTACTGCATGGGGCATCATCACGTGGCTGCAAGCTTGTCAGATATCGACGGCGAGCTAATCGTGAACGGGGCTTGGGTGGGCACAGACAGCTACGCCTACAACAGTTTTGCAGGCTACCGGGAACCAAGTCAGTGGGTTCACGGTGTAAATCCAAAGCACGGTATCACGTGGCGAATGAATGTCCATCTACGAACCGAGGATGAACATACTGGCCCACGTCGGTATAAGGTGTCCTTGTGAGCCAGCCATATGATCTACAGCCACTAACCTACCCGGATATCCTCCTTTTAAGAAAAACTCTTTGGCATACGGACATGACATTAAAGGAAGGGATGGAAGTCGCTGGATTTGATTCTGATTCGTATTCAGATGAGTACCTTGAGGATTTAGTGGGCCGTCTGGAACGATCAGGTGTTCGGTTTAGTGACGACCATAACTGCTGGATAACAATTTAATGGCCGTAATCAACAGACTAGCTGGCTACCTATTCCTCTCTGAACCACACTGTGCGTCACGGTCTCTGACACAAGTCTTGTGTTCTCACAAAGGCTCTGTGCCAATCGGGCAACACGACACGCTAGAGCAACTAATAAGCAAGGGAGACGTATCCGTTGACGATGCCGTGCTAAAGTTCTGCGTAATACGCAATCCAAAGGATTGGCTAGTAACCCGGTTCCATCATATGACGAGTTGGCATAAGGCCGGCTTCAAGTCGTTTCTCAAATATCAGATCGAGAACGACACGCTCAGTAGAGTGATGTTCGCACACGCACCGGTATGCAATCGCATACTCAGGCATGAAACACTCTTACCCGACCTGAAGAACCTGTTGGCGAAGTTCTCGCTAAAGGTCACGGAATTGCCGGTTATTGGTAAGACCAAAGGCAGGCAACCTTGGCGGGACTATTTTGACGAAGAGTCGTTGGGATGTTTAAGGACATACATGAAAAACATCCCAACGTATGGGTACAGCGTATGACAACTCTTTTGCCGTCTGATATTTCAACCCTTCTTTTCCCTTCTACGCCAGTAGAAGTCATTTTTGAAGACGGCGAATACCACGTGTTTATCGAAGGTGACTGGCATGGTAAGGAAGTCGATTTGGAAGGTGTCAGACGCCATGCCAAGGATGCCTTCGACAACTACGGAGAAGACTGGCTATGTCACAGCGTGCGAATGCAACCAGAGTGGGAGGGATGGGAGAAGGTGAACATATTTTCGCTCGCGGCGATGATCTACGGTGAGGAATGAACGAAGAGACCTTAGAGCACATCGAGTTGAAGCGTATTTACTTCGACACTGAGTTTAATACTCGTGGTGAGTTCACGTTTGAGCAAGTATCAATGCTGGCTGAGCAGATCGAAGAAATCGGTCTGATTCATCCGATTGTCGTTCGACCGGTCGATGATAAGCCTGGGTATGACTTAAGTATTGTGTGCGGCTTCATGCGTTACCGTGCGCATGAACTAATCAAGAAACCTACGATCAAGTGTCTTGTTCGTCGTGGCCTCACCGAACAAGAAGCCATGCTGATAAACATCTGGGAGAACCTTGAACGTAAGAGTTACACACTTCTTGAAGAGGCTCGCAGCGTCAAGAAGGTGTTCCCTGATGCGTTGAAACCGGGAGGTTCAAGCCTCAGACACATGATGAAGGTATACAAGCGAGACACGAAGTGGATCGCTAGACGGCTCGCATTACTGAACATGCCGGAAGAGGTTCAGGCGTTCGCACACTCCGGCCGACTGTCTGAAAACAAGCTGGACCTGTTGATTAAGCTCAAGTTTCCTACGGAACAAATTGCCGCCGTACAGACATACGAAGACGCATACGAAGAACAGGACGAGACGGGAAAGCTCGGGATGATCCCGAAGAAGTACCGACCGAAGACGTATAAGAACAGACCCAATACAGACGCCATTATTCGCATGATGGCTAAAATGCTAAGCGTTGGGATAGTCGGCATAGGCCCTAAAATGGGGGCGTGGTTTATTGGAGAAATTTCTGACAGCGACTTGATTAAGGAAATCGAGCGTGACGTGAGCTTGTTAGACAGATTGAACGAAATAGAAAAATCCATCCGGAAAATTGAAGATAGACGGTAGTCTGTTGAAGAATAATGCAGATGGATGTACCTTTGCGCTCAATTGATCTGTCCCAGCTATCGGCCGGGACACAGCTACTACTGGAAACCACCGAAAGTGTGTGGACGCTAATGATTGTTGATCCTGAAGCATTCATCGTGCGTGTTGAAGGGACGGACAGGCGATTCCTAGGGCTACCGAAGCAAGGTCAGTTCTTGAAGTCGTTCAGCAGAGATTCACGAGACGCAGGTAAGCTCGGTCTGGTTATCGAGGACCATTGTTTTTCGATAAGGTTTGCCGACGCCGTGTTTGTATCCGAACCAGTGATCTCGGCGAGAGTCGAAGGTGTTGACTGGCATTATGACGTGTTTTGAAGCATGTAAGATGAGAACATCAAGTTAGCTCGGCGGGGCGGACGGACTGGGACAGAGTAGCCCTGAACCCATAACCCCGATAGCTGGTGACTGGGAGCGGCTGGCGAGCCGGTAATGGTAGTCCTGCACTCGCAAGCAGGAGCATCGGGAAGTATCCTTTAGCCACCCCGCCGAGCTTTTATTTGGAGACTAATGACAAAGAAATCAAAACCAATCTATATCGCCATTGACTTTGATGGCACCATCGTTGAGCACCATTACCCGGAGATTGGGCCACAATGTCCAGGAGCCTTCGGGTGGATGAAGAAATTCATCGAAGCCGGAGCAAAGCTCATTCTTTTTACGATGCGAAGTGGCGACACGCTAATCGAAGCTATTGACTTCTGTAGCACAGCGGGTATTCGGTTCTTCGGTGTCAACGAGAACCCCTCGCAGTTCACATGGACGAATAGTCCTAAGCCTTATGCGCAGGTCTACATTGACGATCACGGTATCGGTGTCCCGCTTCGAGACTCGTTCACAGTAGAACGCAAAAGCGTTGATTGGCACAATGTCGGTCCAATGGTTATGAATGAGATCGAAGCTCGTCAATGAAAAGACTCTTCATCGACTCGGAGACATGTGGTCTCCATTCTATGATGGTTCTACTACAGTACGCTGTTGAAGATGGACCAATCGTTTTGTACAACGTGTGGAAGGAACCCGTTTGCAAGACTCTCAAGCTCCTGGAATGGATAGCAGAGCATATCGTTGTTGGTTTCAATCTTTCGTTCGATTGGTTTCAAATAGCTAAGATTCACACGATCTGGTCTCTTCTGCCAGAGGATTGGATTCCGGAAGAGCATATTGAAGAGATCGCGATGATCGAACCGCAAGGCCGGGACGGTAAGTGCATCAAGCCGTACTCCGCTTGTGATCTTCTTCTGCATTCTCGCAAGAATCAGTTCCAGTCTTTGATGGCTCGCGAACCAATTCGCATCCGTCGCGTTCCGGCAGCTTTGGCCTACGTGCTGGCCGAGGAGTTAGAGAAGCGGGTCGCGATTGACAACATCTACTTTGCTAAGTCAAAGGACAAGGATGCACCAAAGTGGAAGGTCTATGACGTTTTCAAAGAAGGAAAACTCGT